TGTTCACCATTACGTGCGACAACGGAAACAAGCTCTGCTTCTTTAAATCAATATCAGCTATATCACCAAATGTAATTTCATTGTTAAATGGTTCTGCAACAATTACTTCTTTTATTTTATCTATTATATTGTAAAAACTGTTCATACTACTTTTATATATCTTGGAGTGTGTTCTCCTAAATCTTGATTAATAAATTCATCTAAGTCATCAATCGCATTATCAAAATCCATTTTATCACGCTGGATTAATAAATCTAAACATACCCAATAATCGTAAATAGCTTGTATTGGATTGTTAGCTGTAATACCTAAAAATGCTTCTTCAAAGCCATCAACTAGAATTATGTGTTCATTCTCAATCAATAAATTGCGTTCTGTTAATTCTTCTAATATATCATCCTTTGTCATCGTTGGCTTCTTTTTAATATCTGTTGCTCTAATTCATATTTATCTTTTTCAAATGCTAAGTGCATTAAACAGGTGTGTAGTTTTGATTTGGTAATTTGATTGTATTTGAGAATGTCTCCATTAGTAAGTCCGTAGATAGATTGATACCAGCCCCATTTTGCAGAGAATCCCGCAGATGCTGAGGCAGCTCTATCTCCTTCTGAGTTGCTAAATAATTCAGGATAGTTTTCTGTAATTCGTTCTTTAAACTGTAAAAAAAAACAATTGCACCAAATACAACATCTAAAGTGGTTTCTGTCATATCGTACTTCTCAGCACTTTCATATTCTTCTATTAAATACTGTTGTTTCTTTTTGTAGGTTATTGGCCTATATAAAACACCTATTGCTTTATTCATAAGCTCCCAATCAGCAAGGTATGTATCTAAATCAACGTATTCACCAAATGAAATATCATCCAGCTTTGGTATAAATCCAAACTCTTTATCGTTTAAAGTAAACCTATCAATAAACTTAGGTTCGTTATTAAATAGCTTTGATAGTTCTTCGCAGATGTTATTAATATCAGTAGCTTTTATTTGTAATACTTGCTTAAGTGGTATATTACAAAATATCTCTACCATCTTTTGTTGTAGAAACGAATCCAGTTCTTTACCATCAGCAATCTTTAACCACTTTTGGTATTGCTTTAAAGTAACCTCATTAAGAGTTTCTGGTATGTTGATTGTTAGTTTCATTTATATACAAACGTTTAAATTAGTGAATCGTTATATACAAATATAAAAAAAAGTAGGTAACGCTCTTTTGCCGACTACCTACTTTAACCAAAACATAAATTTTAAATCAAGACTTTACTAAACGTATTCAGAAAGTTATTTTTAAATTACAATCAAATATAATAAAAAAAAGCTACCTATTACAGTAGCTCTTTAATTTCTGAGGACTTACGCTAATAAATCGGCTGCCTCTTGGTATTTTAATTTATAATCCTTTAGTTATTTCTTTGTAAACTTTTTCTTGAGATTCTGTGTATTCTCCGTTTAAGTAATTTATAGTAGATAACACCATTGTGTCTGGATATTTTTCTTTTAAGATGTCTTTAATTTCGTTATATTTTTTGGCTAATCCTAAATCTGAAAAGAATAACATCATTTTAACTAATTGGATAAGGTTTAAATTTTTCATTTGTTTTGGTTTTAATTAATAATTAGTCAAATATATAAATATATTTATAAACTACAAAACTTTTTTAAACTTTTTTTTATTTCTCTTATATATCTTATCTTTTCTTATCTTATCTAAATGCTTGAGGGTGGCTTAAGCGTGGCTATAATTAAAACAATTTATATTCTGCTGCTTTAATTCTTTGTTGTGCTATATTAAAATAGTTTTCATCTTGTTCTATTCCTATGAAGTTCCTGTTTGTATTCTTACACGCTACACCTGTTGAGCCACTACCCATAGTCAAATCAACTACTAAATCATTTTCATTGCTAAAAGTTTTTATTAAATCCTCTAACAATAATACAGGCTTTTGAGTTGGGTGGTGTCCGTCATAATCTTTTTTGTATTTTAGAATATTGCTTTTGTATTTGTTACCTTCCCATAAATTAAAGGTACTCTCAAAACTTTTTTTATAATCTTCATAATCTTTTTTTAGTTCTGAGTATGGTTTTTTAAAAAAACCTGTTTCTTGTAATGTAGTGTAATGCTTTTCTGTCGGCATAGTCCACTGTTCCCTACCCCAATAATGCCCTAACATACCACCACCTTTTAAACTCAATCCACACATTATTCTTAAATCTCTATCCTTATAACCTGCTTCTTTTACTTTTTGTCTTTCTTCCCTCATATAATCCCTTAAATGATTATCAACTTTTAATTGATGTGTTTTACTAAAAACCAAAATATCTTCAATATAACTTACAGGTGCTTTGTTAGCCACTAAACAATTTGCAAAGTGCATTTTATCCCAATACATATTATAACAATGTGGTACGTTTGGTATTGCTTTGCCTATTAATTCTGTTGTAAAAGGTTGGTTTGCAGTTAAAATCATTTTACCGTTTTTTCTTAATATACGGTTTGCTATCTGCATTATTTTATTGGTGTCTATTACATTATCCCAATCACTATTAGAAAGACGTTCATACTTCTTTATATCACCTCCTAAACCTTTAACAGTTCCATAAGGTAAATCGGTCAATATTAAATCAACGCTTCCACTTTCTATTTTATCGCTTTCAATTAAGCAATCTCCTTTGTATAATTTCATAATATTTAATAAATGTGATATTCTCCTAAGTTTGGATTTTGTAATTGGTAGCTTACTGCATACCTCAACGCATCAATAGCGTGATTAAAATTATCAACTGGTGTTTGTGATTTCTTTTCTAACCAACAATAATTATTTAACTCTTTAATTAATTCTGTGCTATCTTCTGTTATTACTAAATCATAATCTTGTAATAAACTAATACCAAATGTTATACTACCTTGTCCTTTAATAGCTGGCACTACATTACAATCTCTACTTAGTTCTGTTATTAATCTTGGTTCTGCTGAATCACCTACTATTAAATTATCTGCTGCAAACTTCTTATTTAATTGCAATATCTCGCTTGTAGTTAATTTAGTTTGGTAGAAGCATAATTGTATATAGATAACTTTATTTTCTTTATCTATACTTGTTTTAACTAATGTGCTTGGGTCATTGCTAAAACCATAATCTTGACCATAAACAACTTTACCTACTTGCTTAAATTCTCCTATACTCCAATCAGTAAATATAACACCCTCAGCTTTATCTAGCCAAGCACCTTCAATAGTATGCTTGTATCTGTTTGGCCTTCTAACCTTCATTGTTTCAATCTGCTTAATATAGCTTTCTGATAGGTTATCTAAGTTATCTAAATATGTTGTGTGTATATAGGTAGTATCTTCTTTAGTTATATTACTACCAGCAGCAACACCTCTATCTTCAAACCATCTTTTATAAATGAAATGTTCTTTGGTTGTTGGATTTAATATTAGTATAACTCGATTCTCTTGTACTTTATTACGAACAGATAAATCTATTTTATCAAATATATCTTCGTCATTAAGTTCTTCTGCCTCATCCATTACCCAAGTAGTAATACCTTGTAAAGATTTAAGATTTGCAGTTTGATCTCCTGAACTTGTTTTAATACCACGAAATATTATCTTGCTACCATTGCCTGTATTTATTATTTCATCCTTTGTTATTTTAAACTGATCAATAACTCCAAGCAGTTCTAACTTTTCTATGAACTCAGGTATGATTGAAATACCAGCAGCTCTTAATGTGTAACGTGTAAATAGTATTGTGTGTCCAGCTTGGTAAGTTAGTAGTAACAGTACAGAGTTAACTGCAAATGATTTACCTGAACCTCTGCCACCAGTTACAATAAAGTAACGTGCAAAAGATTCATCTAATACTAAATACTTTTTATTGAGCTTTAATCCGTGCAATGATATTTCTAAAATCGTGGTTTACTTCTTCTGAAGTGTGTATATCAACAGAATCTTTCTGCTTACCATAGATACTATCTAATACCATATTAAGAGCTTGTGCATCTCCTTTTTGTATAACCTTTTCTATAACAGCCATAGCCATTCTATATTCATTAGTCATCCATACTTCTTCACCAGTAACAGGATGAATTCCTTTTGTTCTAAGCTCTGCTATTTCTTTTAAAATTGTGCTTCTGTTCTTAGCACCTTTTGGTTTGCCTTTTGGATTACCGCTCTGACCTTTTGTCCATTGATGTTTTACTATATCTTCTTTTGACATTTACTGTTGTATTTATGCTGTATTTGTTTAAAAACATTATCAGCTTTCTTTCAATTGCTTTTGCTTTCTCTTTCGTATTCATATTCATTATATAATCTTCTCATAGTATCTACTAAACCTTTTACGCAACTACCACAACTTGAGCTTTGTTTGTTGGTATTAAATACTCTATTATGTATTGTTAGCAATCCTTTTTGTTCGTTTGCATTTACTACATTCTTTTGTTGGTTGAAGAATCCTTTTAGATATATGTATTCATCTTCGTTTAAACATTCTACATTTTTGTAAGGAAAGATAGAATTCAGCTTTCTCTTTCTATCAGAACATCCGCAATCTTTTCCAAGTTTATCAAATATCCAATCAGTAGCTTGTTTTATACCTGTTTTCTTGGTAAACTTTTCTACTGTGTCGCCAAGTCCTTTACTCTTCATTAATTTTTTTTTTAATTTCTTTAATACAATTGTTTATTGTTCTCCATACAACAACGTGTGATATATTAGTTGCTGCAGATAGTTTTCTTATACTGTGGAATTTCTTTCTATATAAATTAAATAATTTTCTATCAAACCAATAGAATTCATTTACTATATCATCTACAACTTTCTCTATGTCTACATACTTTGTGTTGTCTGCTTCTATAATGTTTTTAAGGTCTTTATCTATTAGTAAATCTTTATCAACTCTTATTGTATCAATGAATATATTGTGCATCATCTTATATATAAACGCTTTATTTAAAGAATCGTTATATAGAATATCGTTAATTTTTACTTTTTTACTATCAATTTTACTATGTAAAGCAATATAAAAGTCGTGTAATAAATCTTTTGCTGGTATTTTACTATTGCTACTTATTTCCTCAGCCATAGATAACCAAGTTTTTTCATCTCTTACTAAGATATGTAATATATTATTTACTTCTGTACTCATCTAATTCAAGAAGTATATTTACAAAATCATCGTATTTTAAAGCAATGTAATCATCTTCAAAGTTTTTAGTAAATACTACTACAGGAGTTTTTAATGTTCCTCTTGCATCTCCTTTGCTTTGTTCTAATGCTTTCCAGATATTAAGTTTCTCTTGGTTTTTACATTCCCAGCTGTATTCAGATAATATACCACTTGTAGTCATAATATCTCCTTTAATACTCAATCCGCCTGAGTTTGGTGTTCTTCTTATATTAGTATCAAACTTCTTAGCTAAAT